CAGAGGGTACAACGGTACGAACAGGGCACTACTGGAGTGAGTCAGCTTGGGTGAGCGACTATGTTAACAGAGGTAATAATGCTATTACACAGGCCGGAGCTATTAGAATTGGTACAGGTTATGCTGGTCCCATGGAAAGCGGCTATTTAGGCTCTGTACTGGTTTACGACAGAGCTTTAACCGTAGCTGAAATGTCAAGCTTATTTACACACTACTCAGGAATATATAATAACCTACTTTAATATGGCAAACACTTATACGCATAGAATTATTTCTTTAAAAAAAGAAAATGAAGTTCACCTTAATGTTATTAAGAGTCTGATTATTGAGGTAACAGCATCTGATGGGTCAAACCAAATTTCTGAAGAATACAAATTTATTTGTGAAGATCCAGGAATAGAATTTACCGAATACCAAAACTTAACAGAGCAAGAGGTTATAGGTTGGTTTACTAGCCATACTAATGAGCAATGGCTGGCTAAGCAGGATATAGATAAAAAACTTCAAGAACATATACAAGATACAGTTGAATCAAACTTTCCTTGGTCATGATAGGTGTTACACAATTGTTAGCAGCCTCACTAATACCAACGACCACCCCTAGCATAAGCGGGCTAGTATCGGGAGCGGTATTTCATGTAGACGCTGGGTTTTATTCAAGTAGCACTTGGGACTGTTTAGTCACGGGGGCTTCCGCCACCGTACCTTCTGGTTGGAGTCACACTGCTTGGGACGGAACAAGTGGTGGATATTTTTCAACTGGCACTGCTTTAGGCACAAGCTTTGGGACAAACACTTCGTGGACTCATAGCTCAGGCAATTACACAGCAGAAGCTTGGGTGCAGTTTGATAATGCTAACCACACATACAACGGTGTAATTACTCAAAACGTTAGTACCTCGGATAGGGGTTGGGGCATAGTGACAGCCAATGGCGGGCGTATATCTGGCGGTTTTGTATCAAGCAATACGTATTATGCTAGAAACTACAACGTAAGCCCAGCAGCAAATACTTGGTACCACATAGTTGCTGCTATAGGTGGTGGTACTGCAATAATATATGTAAACAACTCAGGATATAGCGCTAATTTCACCCTAGACACGACAGATTTTGGTACAAACCACCCTGTTGTTATTGGGAATCTTTATACTGGAAACACGAGCTCGAGTTATACTTTAAGAGGTAAAATAGCGTGTGCAAGGCTGTATAGAAAAAAGTTGTCAGCCGCAGAAGTGACCCAAAATTACAACGCGCAAAAAGCGCGTTTCGGATATTAATACATAGCAACATGGCATTAACAAAAATAACATCAGGCGTTATATCTAGTGAGTTTCAAACATCATCTAGTATAAACGGAACAACATCCCCACAAACGGTAGATTGGAATAGTTCACAAATATTTAGAATTACGCCTAATACTCCAGTTACATTAAACTTTACTGATTATAAAATTGGTATGGTTAAAATAATCGTAGCAACAGGAGATGGTGTAGGAGCTAATGTTTTAACCTTTCCAACTGAAGCTATTTTATTAGGTGGTGAAATGGATACGACCTTAGGAACAAAAAACTTTATACAAATAGTATGTACAGACGATAATGGTACGCCAGAATTTTTCTATACAATATCACAACAAGCAACATAATTATGGCATTTACAAAAGTAAAAAGTGGCGTTATAGCAGATGATACTATCGATCATGCCCAACTTGCGAGCAGATATACGGAATTTGCCTCTGTTAATAATCTAACAGGTACGGTAACTTTTGATTGCTCTACCGCTTCAGTATTTAAACTTAGTGGAGATCTAACGGGTTCGTATACTATTAACTTATCTAACTATAAAAAAGGTCAAGTTATTAGCATTTACCCTTTAAAACAACAGTCGGTAACTTTAGCTGCTCAAGGAAGTTCTTCAAATACCTTTAATAAATTAGCTGAGTCGGATTATGATAATACGGTCTCTAGTTTATTACAGATTGAATGCGTAGACGATTCAGCGACAGACCCAGTTTTCTTTTATTCGGTAGCGACTTTCGCTAGTAGTATTACAATTTAAATTTTAATCTATGTTAAACAGAAGATTTTTATTTCCGGTTTCAGCAGGCGCTTCAGGGTACGAAATAGAATATTGGGTTATCGCAGGCGGCGGTGGTGCTGGTCGTGATGATTCTTTTGGAACAGCCTTCGGTGGAGGTGGAGGAGGAGGTATTATAACTAATACAGCTATTATACCTGCAGGAGAAACACTAACAGCATCTGCTATTGGAGCAGGAGGCGCTTATCAATCCTCATCAAGCCTACGAGGTAACCAAGGAAACAATACCGTTTTTTCATCAACAACGCTAGGAACTTTAACTGCTCTCGGCGGTGGTTCAGGGGGAGGAAGAAGTAGCGCAGGAACTAACCGAAACGGTAACAATGGTGGATCCGGAGGAGGAGGTTCAGGAAGCGGAACAGGCGGTTCAGGAACGTCAGGACAAGGTAATAACGGAGCTACGGGAGGCGGTGGAAATAACGCTGGAGGTGGCGGTGGTTACTCAGCTGCAGGTAGCGGTATAAATGGTGGAGCAGGGATAAACCTCTTAGCTTCATCTACTCAAATGTACGCCTTCGGTGGAGGATCTAGGTCTGGAAGCTACCCATATAGCGCAGGATTAAACGGTGACGGAACTACATCTGACACAGGAAGAAATACGGCAGGACAAAACTCAGAAGCAAGAAGAGGGACAGGAGGTCGTTGGATGGGCGGTGGAGGAAACTCTGGAAGTATAATTGTAAAAATAGATAACTCAGTTGTTGTGAGTTATTCAGGTACAAGCGTATATACTCACGGAAGTTTTAGATATTTTCAATTGCACTCAACAGGGGGCTACATAATACTTAACTAATATGGCACATTTTGCAGAAATAGATTCAGATAATATAGTTATACGAGTACTAGTTGTAGATAATTCTATTTTGTTAAAAGCAGACGGTACAGAAAGTGAGCTAAAGGGTGAAAAATTTCTTAATTCTACATTAGGCACGTCAACTTGGAAGCAAACTTCATACAACGCTAATTTTAGAAAAAACTTCGCAGGTGTTGGGTACGAGTATAGAGAAGATCTAGACGCTTTTATACCTTTTAAGCCTTATGATAGTTGGGCACTTAATGAAACTACTTGTCAATGGGAGTCTCCAGTAGAACACCCAGACGATGGGAATGTTTGCGAATGGGACGAAGAAAATCAAGAATGGATAAATTGCGTAACTCCACCACCAACTGAATAATTCAAGACTTGAAGATACACAGATTAAACAATGTCTAAAAAAAAATTTAAAGACACCAACGTTGGGAAATTTTTATTACAAAAGATTCCTAACGTTGTTGGGGCTATAGCGGGCGATACACCTGTTGGTTCTGTAATACAAGCTATAATCGGTGGTAGCGATATGTCACCAGAAGATAAAGAAGTCGCTCTTAAAAAATTAGATATTGAAAGAGCAGAAATTGACGGTACAACAAGAAGGTGGGTAGCAGATGCCCGGTCAGGAAGCTGGCTTGCGGCTAATGTGCGTCCATTAACATTGGTATTTTTAGTAATAGCATATGTTGCTGGTTGGTATATGGGCTATCCATTAGATGATATAACGGGACTATTAACAATAGTTATCGGGGGCTATTTCGGATCACGAGGGGTCGAGAAGGTGTTCGGAAATAATAAACATAAATGATAAATACAGATTTGAAAATATACGGTTTAAATATTACAGCATTATTTGCTAGCTCAGATATGGCACATAACATTAACCCTACGTTGCAAACGCTAGTGTTGGTGCTTACAATAGTTTATACTTCAATCAATATATATAAAAAATTTAAATAATATGAAATTAAAATACTTTACAGACGAAGGGGACTTTAAAGGCAATATGGATAAAATGGACCCTAAGCTTTTAGGTATGCTAGATGCTCTTAGAAAAGAGTATGGCTTTCCTATAGTTATAAATTCATCATATAGATCTCCAGACCACCCAATTGAAGCCGCTAAAGAAAAGCCAGGCGAGCATGCGCACGGCGCCGCTGTAGATATTAAATGTGCCGGCGGCGAAGCCACATACTTATTAGTTGCTGCTGCGATTAAATGTGGTTTTAGACGAATAGGCATATCAAGAAAAAGTAATTTTGTACACGTTGGCATTGGTTATCCCGGAGCGCCTGATACAACTATTTGGACATATTAAAATAAATTCAATGAAATTAATTAGAAAGATAAGCATTGGCCAAGATTATAAGAATGAGGCAATGCACTACTCCGTAGGTCAAGAAGTTTACGGAGGTCACAAAATATGTGACATATTAGAAGAAGATGGTAATTACAAGATCTATATTCAAAAAGACGGAGCCCAGCTGCCTTGGAAACATTTCAATGCGAATATGGCCGTATCAATAGAATATAACTTAGACTACTAAATGAAATCACTATACAATTATATTATATCAACAACCAATCGATACGATAATAAAGTGTCTATCGATAACAAAGAACTTATACTAAATACAGAAATAACCGAACGCGATTATAAGTTTGTAAATAGAATTGGGACTGTAGTTAATGTTCCTATTAATATAAGCACCCCTATAAAACAAGGCGATGAAGTTATTATACATCACAATGTATTTAGAAGATGGTTTGACGCAAGAGGAATTGAAAGAAACTCTGGTAGCTATATAGACGAAGATAAGTATATAGTTTCACCAGATCAGCTCTTTGCATATAAGCAAAACGGTAAATGGCATTGTCCAAATATGTATTGTTTTGTAGAGCCATTAGAAAACGAAGACATATGGAGCACCGAGAGTGAACAAAAACTTTTAGGTAAGCTTACATATACAAATGACTATTTGGAGTCCCTAGGGTTGTCCTATG